ACCCGGGGCTGGGCGGAAGCCTGCCCAGGCGCGAACCGTCAAGCCGAAAACGGCTGCTGCGCCGCCGACGGACAAGGCGGCGGCCGATCCGATCGGCCCGCTGGATGACGGCATGAAGCGCGACCCGCTCTCGTTCCTGGAGTTGGTCATGAACGACCCGACCGCTCCGCTGAAAGACAGAATTCGGGCAGGCGTAGCAGCGGCGCAATACCGGCACATGAAGAAGGGCGACGGGGGCAAGAAGGACGAGCAGGGCGAAAAGGCGACGAAGGCAGCGGGTGGCAAGTTTGGTGTCAAGGCGCCGCCCCGGCTGGTGCATAGCCGGTGATGGACTGGACAACGGCTTGCCCGGATTGGGAGCGCCGGATCGTAGCGGGCGAGTCTCTTATCCCCTGCGCGCCGCTCTTTCCAGATCAGGCCGCTGAAGGGCTGCGTTACTTCAGCGAGCTGCGGGCCGTCGACGTCAACGGCAGTCCGACTCTCGGCGAAATCAGCCGGAAATGGATTCTCGACCTGGTGGCGTCGATCTTCGGCGCCTACGATCCCGAGACCGGCCGCCGGATGATCCGTGAGGTCTTTCTTCTCATATCAAAGAAGAACGGGAAGAGCACTGACGCGGCCGGGATCATGCTCACGGCGCTGCTGCTGAATTGGCGGCAGTCCGGCGAAATGGGGATCCTGGCCCCGACCATCGAAGTCGCCAACGGGGCCTGGCGGCCGGCGCGCGATGCCATTCGAGCCGATGAAGAGCTCTCCGACCTGTTGCAGGTCCAGGATCACATCCGCACGATCACGCACCGCCAGACAAAAGCCACGCTGCAGGTCGTGGCGGCGGACAGCGATGCTGTCGCGGGAAAGAAATGGATCGTCACGCTAGTCGACGAGCTCTGGCTGTTCGGAAAGAAGCCTGGCGCTGAGCAGATGCTGCTAGAGGCGACCGGCGGCCTGGCCTCGCGCCCCGAAGGCTTCGTGATGTATTCCAGCACGCAGTCCGATGATCCGCCGGCCGGGGTGTTCAAGCAGAAACTGCAATACGCGCGGGACGTGCGGGACGGAAAGGTCATCGACAAGGCGTTCCTGCCGGTCCTGTACGAGTTCCCGCGGGCGATGATCGAGAGCGGCGCGGCCCGTGAGCCGAAAAACTTCTACGTCACCAACCCGAACCTCGGGGCATCGGTGGACGAAGAGTTCCTGCTGCGCGAGTTTCAGAAGGCACAAGGCTCTGGCGAAGAATCCCTGCGCGGCTTCCTGGCCAAGCACCTGAACGTCGAGATCGGCCTCGCGCTGCAGTCTGACCGCTGGGCCGGAGCAGACTTCTGGGAGGCTGCTGGAGAGCCTGGGCTGACACTGGACAGCCTGCTTGAGCGGTCCGAGGTGGTTGTCGTCGGGATCGACGGCGGCGGCTTGGACGACTTGCTCGGGCTTGCCGTGCTGGGCCGCGAGCGCGGAACCAGGCGATGGCTGCTGTGGATTCATGGCTGGGCGCATCGCATTGTGCTGGAGCGGCGCAAGAACATCGCCCCGACGCTGCTCGACTTCGAGAAGCAGGGCGATCTGACCATCGTGGAGACGCCTGGTGACGATGTAACTGCTGTCGCGGACATCATCTGCCGCATCAACGACGCCGGGCTGCTTCCTGAAAAGCAGGGGATCGGGGTCGACGCGGCGGGAATCGGCGACATCATCGACGAACTCACTGGCCCCGGGCGCGACATCGCCATGGAAATGATCGTCGCGATTTCGCAGGGATGGCGGATGAACGGATCTATCAAGACGGCTGAGCGGAAGCTGGCCGGCAAGGAAATGGCCCACAGCGCTAGCCCGTTCATGGCCTGGTGCGTCGGCAACGCGCGGGCAGAAGCCAAGGGCAACGCGGTCGCGATCACGAAGCAGGCCGCGGGCTTCGCAAAGATCGACCCGCTCATGGCCGCCTTCGATGCGGTCTCGCTGATGTCCCTGAATCCGGTGGCATCTCAACAAATTTTCAGCGGCGAACTCTTCGTCCTCTAAATATGAACCCACTCGTTTATGACTGCTGCCTTGCGGGCGGCACGGCCATGCTCGGCATCGGTGCAGGCCTGCAATATGGCGTCGGTGCGGGCCTTATGACCGGCGGCGCCGTGCTGATCGGTCTGACCGTGCTGTCTGCGTTCCTGGTGCGGGGCGCTGCCTGATGTTTCTCAGCAAGTTCCGGGCCGACACGTCCGATCGGTCGCCCTACGGGAACTTCTTCTTTTCCCCCATCGGAGCGCTGACTGGCGGCGGTGCGCGCGTTACTGCGCACTCAGCGATGGGTATGCCGGTGGTGTTTTCGTGCATCCGGGTGCTGGCCGAGTCGTTCGCCGTCATGCCATTCGTGCTGTACCAGTCGAAGCTAGGCGGCGGTCGCACGAAGAACAAGACGCATTGGCTGTATCGCCTCTTCGCCAAAGCGCCGAACCGATTCCAGACGCCCTACGAGTGGCGCCTGATGCTGCAGGGCCATCTGGCACTGCGCGGGAACGCCTTCTGCCAGATCGCGTCGACCGGCGACGGCACGATTACTGAGCTACTGCCGCTGCATCCCGATCGGATGACCATCGAGACGATGGATAACGGCAGCTATCGCTATCGCTATCGCTACGTCGACCAAACCGGAAAGATCATCTATTACCAGCGCGGGGAAATCTGGCACCTGCGCGGCCTGTCGGACGACGGATACATGGGCATGAGCCCGATCTCGCTGGCGCGCGAGGCCATCGGTGAGGGCTTGTCAATTCAGGCGTACTCCGGCCGCTTCTTCGCCAATGACACGAAGCCGCCCGGCTGGATTGAGTACCCCGGCAACTTCGACAAGCTGGAGACGAAGCTCGCATTTCGTGAGTCCTGGCAGAGCATGCAGGGCGGCGAGAACCGCGGCAAGGTCGCCGTGCTTGAGCGCGGCATGAAGTTCCACGAAATGGGAATGACAAATAAGGATTCCCAATTCATCGAGGCGCGCATTGCGAAAAAGAGCGAGATCGCGAGTATCTGGCGCATCCCGCCCCACAAGATCGGCGACCTGAGCAAGTCCAGCTTTTCCAACATCGAGCAGATGTCGATCGAGTTCTGGACCGACACGATGCTGCCCTATGCCGAGTTGTGGGAAAGCTCCATCGAGTATTTCCTGCTGGGTGAGGACACGATCCTCGACCCGGAATTCAACATGCGCCGCATGATGCGCGGCGACTCGGCGGCCCGTACTGCTTACTACACCGGCGGCATCAATGCCGGCTGGCTGACCCGCAACGAGGCGCGCGAGGAAGAGGGTTACGACCCGATCGACGGTCTGGACGAGCCGTTGCGCCCGCTCAACATGGTCGAGGAATCGGCAGCACCTGACGAAATCGCCGAAGGTCCGGCCAACACCGACGACGCAGCCGGCCCCGCCAATGACGACGGTGACGAGGCTTCTGCCCGGCGCCAGCGCTACCGCGCACAGCGTCAGGCGCAACGTCAGGCCGATGTGCGCGGCATGAAGGAAGCCATGGAAGGAGCCGCTTCGGCTCGCGTGGACTTTCTGCTTCAGGCCAGCGCCGCCCGGCTCGCGCGCCGCGTCGTGAAGGCCGAGGGAAAGCTCCCGGGCGCCGACGTGATCGCCGAAGCCATGACCGTTCCGCTTGCGAGTGCCGAGGCGTGGCTGGCGGCCGTCACCCCGCTTGTCGGCCTGACCGAAGAACAACTCACTGCGTCCCTTGTGGCGCTGGGAAAGATGCTATGAAATCTCACCGTTTCCTCACTCACTGTTTGTCGACCCCCTGGGCCATGGAACCGACCGCGATGTCGCTCTATGCGGCCGTTCTGTCTCGCGCGTATGCGAACCGTGAAGGCGTCGATGTGCAGGCCGCAGTCGCCGCCGAAGCTCCATTCGCCGCGGCCCCGGTCCGCTCATCCGGCGGCAAGCAGGGGCAAATCGCCGTGATTCAGGTGTTCGGCCCGATCGTGCAGCGCGCGTCGCAACTCGGCATGTGCGAGAACGGCGTCGGCGCTGACGACATCAGCAAGGCGCTGTCGTCGGCCATGTCGGACGAGACGGTCGGCCAGATCCTGCTGGAATTCGACACGCCCGGCGGCTCGGTGTTCGGCGTCGGCGAACTGGCTGACCAGATACGCAGCATGCGGCCCACCAAGCCGATCGTCGGCATCTCCAACAGCCTGGCCGCCAGCGCCGGCTATTGGATGCTGTCGCAGTGCTCCGAGGCGTATTGCACGCCCGGCGGCATGGTCGGCTCCATCGGCGTGTTCACTGCGCACCAGGACATCAGCAAGGCGCTGGACGAGGCCGGCGTAAAGGTCACGCTGATCTCTGCCGGCAAATATAAGACCGAGGGCTCGCCGTTTTCCCCGCTGGACGAAGAGGCCAAGGCCAGCACGCAGGCCAGCGTCGACGGCTACTACTCCATGTTCACCAACGGCGTTGCCAAGGGCCGCGGCGTGCCGATCGACTCAGTGCGCAACGGCATGGGGCAGGGCCGCTGCCTGAGCGCTGACGACGCGCTGGCGCAAAACATGATCGACGGCGTGGCGACCTTCGCTGATGTCGTCAAGAAGATGCAGCGTTCCGCGAAGGCTCCGGCCGGCGGCCGGTCGGCGCGCGCCAATGCCAACGAACTGGACATCCTGTCCCTGTAGATCACCCGGGCTGAGCACGGCCCAAACGCCAGTGAGTCCATCGACCCGCCAGCGGTAGCCCCGACGGGCTGTTGTGCAACCCCCGTGACCCGCCTCGTGCGGGTTTTGTCGTTTCTGAGCCGCCTACGGGCGGCTTTTGCATTTGGAGAATCAAATGTCCGCAAAGCTCCGCGCCATCCAGGCGCAAAAAACCGTCGCCGTCACGGCGATGCGCGCGCTCACCGACAAGGTGTCCGCCGAAACCCGCGACTTCACCGCCGAAGAGCAGTCCGAGTTTGACAAGCATGCCGGCGCCGTCAAGACGCTGAATGCCTCGATCGAGCGCGAGCAGCTGCTGTCCGCCGAAGAGGCTGGCATGGCTGCTGTTGCAGCTGCCGGCGCCAGCGCCGTGACCGTCGCAGCGAGTGCCACCATCGCCGTGACCGAGAACGTCGAGAAAGATCCGCAGCGCGGGTTCAGCTCGAAGGGCGAATTCTTCAAGGCCGTCAGGAATGCAGCGATGGCTGGCCCGATGGGCACGCAGGTCGATCATCGTCTGCGCATCGGCGCTGCCGCCCCGACCACGTATGGCAACGAGGGCAGCGGCGCTGACGGCGGCTTTGCAATCCCGCCGGCGTACTCCGCCGACATCTGGCGCCTGTCGCTGGAAGACGGTTCGCTGATCCCGATGACGCTCAATACCGAGGTCTCCGGCAACAGCATGATGTTCCCGAAGGACGAGACGACCCCCTGGGGCGGATCGGGCGTGACGGCATCGTGGAAGGGCGAGGCCACATCGGGCACCCAGAGCAAGATGGTGCTCGGTGCCGAGATGCTGCGCCTGAAGGAGCTGATGGTCCTGGTTCCTGTGACCAATGAGCTGCTGGAAGATGCCCCGGCGCTGGGCTCGTACCTGATGCCGCTAGCCTCCGAGCGCATTCAGTGGAAGGCGAACGAGGCGATCCTGTTTGGTGCCGGCGGCGCTCAGCCCCAAGGCTGCCTCAACAGCAATGCTCTCGTGGTCGTGGCGAAGGAGTCCGGCCAGGCGACCGCTACGATCACGCAGCCGAACATCTCCAAGATGCGCAGCCGCCTGCTCACCGGGCAGCTGAAGAACGCGATGTGGATCGGCCAGCCCGACCTGCTGCCGTACCTGGAAGGCATGACGGTCGGTCAGATCCCGGTGTTCCTGCCGGCCGCGACCGGCCTGAGGGAGGCGTATGACGGCACCTTGAGCGGCCGGCCGCTGATGCTCTCCGAGCATGCCGCGGCGTTCAGCTCGCAGTCCGACCTGTCGCTGGTGTCGCTCAAGGGCTACCGCACGATCACGAAAGCCGGCGGCATCGAGACGGCGACGTCCATGCACCTGTTCTTCGATGCGAACGCGACCGCCTTCCGCTTCATCTTCCGCATGGACGGCCAGCCGGTGATTCAGGCTCCGGTCACGCCGCCCTCCGGCAAGAGCGCGAACACCCGCAGCTACTTCGTCACGCTCGGCGCCCGCTGAGATCAATAGCCGGCCCTTCGGGGCTGGCTCCAACCTCTTTTCCATCTTAGGAGTCATCCATGAATTCCAACCTCAAATTTGTCGAGCGCACCGCCGTCCTGGCGACGCTCGATCCGGCAAGCGTTGCCGCTTCCACGGTCGTCACGACCTGGGTGTCGGCCGCCAACTTCCACTCGTTTTGCGCCGACATCAACACCGGCGTGCTCGGGGCTGCCGCGACGCTCGACGCCAAGCTGCGTCAGGCGAGCGACGCATCGGGCACTGGTGCGAAGGACATCACCGGCAAGGCGATCGTGCAGATTGTCAAGGCCAGCGGGGACAACAAGCAGGCATTCATCGAGTGCCGCGCTGACGACCTCGACACGAACAACGGTTTTGGCTATGTCGCTCTGTCGGTCACGGTCGGCACTGCCGCCTCGATCTTCGGCGCGAAGCTGCTGGGCGTGAATCCGCGCTTCATGCCGGCGTCGGCCTTCAACCAGGCCGCGGTCGTCCAGACCGTCTGATCTGCTGCAACCGATAGGCCCCGGTTTCATCTCCGGGGCCTTTCTTTTTCTAGGAACGCCATGAACGCGAAAATCTTCCACGGCGATCTCTCCAGCGCGGTCACGGCCCAAGCCGAGGCGTAAGAAGTGCTTTTCCAGACCATCCCGCCGACCGTCGAGCCGGTGAGCCTGCAAGAGGCGAAAGCCCATCTGCGTGTCGACGAGACTGACGACGACGCCCTGATCGGTGCGCTGATTACTGCCGCTCGCCAGTACGGTGAGCATCAGATGCGGCGCAGCCTCATCACGCAGAGCTGGCGGCTGGTGCTTGATTCATTCCCTGGCTACGGGCAAACGGGCGTGGCATACGGTCGCGCCTATAGCATGCCGGCCAACGCGATCCAACTCGAATACGGCTCCGTCCAGTCGATCACCTCCATCACCTATCTGGCGATGGACGGGACCACGCAGACCATGCCAAGCACGGATTACGTAGCTGACACGAGCGGAGGTCTGGCGCGAATCACCCCGGTTTTCGGGAAGATTTGGCCTATCCCGATGCCGCAAATTGGCAGCGTGAAGGTGGACTATGTGGCCGGTTATGGCGGTGCCGCTGCAGTCCCGGCGGGCATCCGGCAATGGATGTTGCTGCGCATCGGGGCGCTGTACGAAAAC